GAGAATTTTTTACTGGAGGATGATGAGAATGTTTGAGAAAGTGAATCCCGCGCACCCGGATAAGATTGCAGATCGCATCGCCGGTGCGCTTGTAGATTTGGCATACCGGCAGCAGGAGAATCCCAGAATCGCTGTGGAGGTAATGATCGGTCATGGCATCTGCCATATCGTTGCAGAAACCTCTACCCATCTGGATACAGCAGCGGTGCGCGGCATCGTCAACAGAATTGCTGGTGGGACCATTGCGCTGGACTATCATGAGGTGGCGCAGGATCCTATTTTGGCAAAGAATCAGGAGCAGGAGTTGCGGTGTGGCGACAATGGAATTTTCCGTGGTGTTCCCGTCACTGAGGAACAGATGGACTTGGTCGGGATCGCCAAGGCACTGTATGAGAAATACCCCTATGATGGCAAGTTCATCATGGATGGCAAGCGGCTGATCATCTGCCAGAGCAATGCGGATGCAGAGGATATTCGTGAAATCTGGCCGGGTGCGGAGGTCAATCCTCTGGGCTACTGGACAGGCGGTACCAATGTGGATACGGGTGCCACCAACCGTAAGCTGGGCAGCGATATGGCTGACTCCGTTACAGGTGGCGGTCTGCATGGCAAGGATCTTTCCAAGGCCGATGTGTCCGTAAATATCTACGCATGGCTCAAAGCCCAGCAGGCAAGAGTCCCTGTAGAGTTCTGTTGCGCCATTGGCGATGACACCATCGACGACATTCCCTATGCCAAGGTGGTTCAGATCGCAAAGAACTTCATCAACTGGATCGGAGGCTTTGAGCGATTCGCAGAATGGGGTCTGGTATGATGGAAATAAGGAAAATTTCGGTAGATCAGCTGCTGCCAGCGGACTATAACCCCAGAAAAGACCTGCGCCCCGGCGATCCCGAATTTGAGAAGCTGAAACGCAGTGTGGAAGAATTCGGATATGTGGAGCCGATCATCTGGAACCAGCGGACAGGCATCGTCGTTGGTGGTCACCAGCGGTTGAAGGTGCTGCAGCATCTGGGCTACACGGAAGTGGATTGTGTGGTGCTGGACATCGATGAACAGAAGGAAAAAGCCCTCAATGTTGCGCTGAATAAGATTAGCGGCGACTGGGATATGCCTCTGCTGACTGCACTGTTGAAGGATTTGGATGAGAGCGGCTTCGATGCAACACTCACGGGCTTCGACGTTTCAGAAATGAGCGATATGTTCGATGACCAGTCGGAGATCAAGGAGGATGAACCGTCTGCGGTGGCGGCACCAGAGCAGGAACCCTTCACCCAGCCCGGAGATCGGTGGCTGTTGGGACAGCATGTGCTGTACTGCGGCGATAGCACCAAGGCAGAGGATATGGCTGCGCTCATGGAAGGTGAGAAAGCAGACCTCTGCATTACAGACCCGCCCTACAATGTTGCCTATGAAGGTAGCAACGGTAAGACCATCCAGAACGATAATATGCCGGAAGAACAGTTCATCGCATTTCTGACAGCGGCATTCCAGCAAGTGCATGATGCGCTGAAGCCGGGTGCGCCCTTCTATATTTGGCATGCAGAAACAGAAGGCGGCGCATTCCGCAGGAGCTGCACTGCAGCACTGGGTAAAGTGCGCCAGATGCTGATCTGGAATAAGAATTCTTTCACCATGGGTCATCAGGACTACCAGTGGAAGCACGAAGCATGTATCTATGGTTGGACAGAAGGTGCCGCCCATTACTTCGTGGATGATCGGACACAGGCCACTGTCATTGAAGATAAGCGCATCGACATCAATAAGCTGAAGAAGGAAGAAATGCGGCAGCTGCTGCGTGATATCTTCAGCGATAAGATTTCCACAACTGTGTTGAATGAGGATAAACCGGCAAAGAACGATGACCACCCCACCATGAAACCGCTGAAGCTGCTGGCACGACTGGTGAAAAACAGCAGCAGGCAGGCCGATGTGGTCATTGACACCTTCGGCGGCAGCGGCAGTACGCTGATCACCTGCCAGCAGTTGGGACGACGCTGCTACACTATGGAGCTAGATCCCAAATATGCCGATGTGATCGTGAAGCGATACATGAAGTTCACCGGCTGCGGTGAGGTCACCCTCATCCGAAATGGTGAGAAAAAAGTTGTGTCTGAAATGCTAATTCTTCCTCTTTAGTCTGGACTTTCCTCCCTCTTTCTGGCTTAATTGTCCTACTAAAAAGCAAGGGGGAAACGACAATGACAATAGAAAAAGCACAGAAAGACTTCGATAAGCTGATCGAAGAAAACCAGTTCATCTTTACCGGCACCTGCACCCCGCTGGGCAACCTCATTTACCACAGAGAGTGGAAGAAGCAGGTGAAGGTCGCATGGTATGGTGAGATGGAAGACCGACTGGAGGTTCGCATCATGATGAGCTACGGTTATCCGCTGGTAGTCGTCAAGCGCAACGGTCGCGAGGATCCCAAGTTCATCCGGGACTACAGCAGCCCCAAGAGAGCCATGAATGCCATCCGCGAGATCGTCAGATGCGCGGGATTCGACTGGTAAGGGGGTGGACAGCATGTGGGCAGAAGGTACTATCCTCATCAGCGGTAAAGGCTACCGCTACTGGGTCAAGCACTATGTGCGGCGATCCCAGTATGGCATCAACGGCGGCAAGATCAGCAAGTGCATGATCAAGCGCGGCGGCGAAATCGTATGCAACTACGATCGCGGCTGGGATGTGGAGCCGGTAGATGACAACACCCAGGTCGCGCTGGAAATCCTGCTGTACGACTACAACTAAGGAGGCCGCTATGGAAACACGGATGGAATTTTACATGACCGCCGGGATCAGCGCGGACATGGATGCGGATAATCATTTCGCAGGTGCAATCGGACACATCATCCATCGCTTCCTCATGGATGACTGGGGAATCCTCTGCAAAGAGGACTGCCAGCTTAATGCAGAGGCCAAAAAGAGCGGCGGCAGAATCCTCGGAGCCTACAATACCAGTAAGGGTCGCGTGTATGTGATCACCGATGACGCGCTGGCCAATCCCATGGTCACCACAATTCTGTACGCAGACGAATACTAAGGAGGACATCATGAAGCAGGGAAAGCCCATCATCGAATATGACCCCTACGGTCATACCGGCAACATCTTCTGGATTCTGGGGGAGGTCAGCAAAATCATGCGGAAGCAGTGCAGGATCATCGACTACAATGACCTGCGGGACAGGGTCTTCGAGGCGCAGAGCTACGAAGATGCGCTGGCCATCATCAGCGAAGAGGTAACCCTCGTACGAAAACGAAGATAACAAAAGCATAGGAGCGGCAGCGCACAAAGCGCTGTCGTTTTTTGTTGGTCAGGAGGAATTCATTGAGCAGTGGTGAAATTATAATACCCGACAGAAAAATCATAACGAATCCCTCACTGGCAGATCGCGCTGTTGCCTTCATCAATGCACTGAAGCATACCAAGGGTGAATGGCATGGAAAGAACTTTTCTCTGCTGCCATGGCAGGAGACTATCATTCGGGATGTGTTCGGTACCGTTAAGGAAAATGGCTACCGGCAGTATAACACCGCGTACATTGAAATACCGAAGAAACAGGGTAAGAGCGAACTCGCTGCGGCAGTCGCTCTTTATTTATTGGCAGGCGACGGCGAATGGGGCGCAGAGGTCTACGGCTGTGCCGCAGATCGGCAGCAGGCATCCATCGTATTTGATGTTGCTTGCCAGATGGTAGAACAGTGTCCCGCGCTGAAAAAGCGAATTAAGCCGATTCTATCCCAGAAGCGGCTGGTGTACACTCCGCTGAACAGCTTCTATCAGGTGCTGTCAGCAGAAAGCTACACCAAACACGGTCTGAATGTTCATGGCGTTGTGTTTGATGAGTTGCATGCCCAGCCAAACAGACTTCTGTACGATGTTATGACTCACGGTTCCGGCGATGCCAGAAAGCAGCCCCTTTTCTTTTTGATCACCACAGCAGGCACCGATCGCAATAGTATCTGCTGGGAGGTGCATCAGAAGGCAAAGGATATCATGGCGGGAAGGAAACACGACCCAACCTTTTATCCCGTGATTTACGGCATCGAAGATGACGATGACTGGTCGGATGAAAAGGTATGGTACAAGGCCAATCCATCTCTGGATGTAACGGTGGACGTGGACAAACTCCGTGCTGCCTATAACAGTGCCAAGGAGAACCCGGCAGAAGAGAACCTCTTCCGGCAGCTGCGACTAAACCAGTGGGTTAAACAGTCGGTGCGTTGGATGCCCATGGATGCATGGGATAAATGCGATGAGGCAGTAGACCCGGATGCGCTGATCGGTCGCGTATGCTATGCAGGACTGGACTTGTCCAGCAGCACCGACGTGACTGCATTCGTGTTGGTATTCCCGCCACGCAGCGACGATGAAAAATATATCATTCTCCCTTATTTCTGGGTGCCGGAAGACACACTGGAATTGCGGGTGCGACGGGATCATGTGCCGTACGATGTGTGGCAGCGGCAGGGGTCGATCATGACCACAGAGGGCAATGTCATTCATTATGGCTATAT